CTTCGTAGGGGATGTAGAAGTCGCCCACGATGTCAAAAGGCGACAAGTATACCCGACCAGGCACTTCGGTCACGCCTGGCAGACCCACGCCGGTTTCGCAGTTTAGCTGCAACGAATGTTGGGCGGTACGCTTAAAGTTATTGGTGCCCGTGGGCAGCGCGCGCCATGAGCGCAACCATTTCTGAGTGCGTGGGCCGTCAGCGTAGACGTTTAAATCAAAGGCGTACAAGTTGCCACTTTGGTAGTCGCCCACAATGATTTCTTGGTTAAACGACACTTGGCAGTTGCTACGGTGACGGCTAAACTCGCCGTTGTTAAAACTTGCCCGTTCATGCCACGCTTGTGCCGCCACATCAAACACCCAAGTCGCTTGCGCGGTGGGGAATGTCAGAACGTAAAACGCATGACCGTCTTGCTGATAGGTGTAAGCAATAGCGTCCGAGATGTCGCCGTACTGTTGAATCTGCCACTCGACTGCATGGGTGCTGATCCGCACACCGGTGTAGCCTTGTGAACGGTAGACGATCCCTCGCCCACGGTCATCCGCGCCTAGCCAAAATAGCCCATTATCCAATTTGGCAACGGAAAATGTTGCAGCGCAACCAATTTCATTGAACGCGCCTTGGATTCTTTGTAAGGGAAAACCCGCACCCGCAGCGGCAGCGTTGTACCAAACCTCAACCGAGTTGCCGCCGAACAGCCAAACTTCAGAGTGATCCGTAATAGATGACACCAAATGGTCAGGATCGCCCTCTGCGCTTGCGAAATCAAGCGGGTCGATACTGAGTGGGTCAAGCAGCGTAGTCGTCCATACGCGCTGGCTATTAGGTTCTATGAACACAAAATAGCCACCAAGGTACGACACGGTTAGCGCACCAGGGAAATCAGGGTCGGTAATCTGCCCAAACGCGTCGGTGTCAGCGTTATAGACAAAACTTGGCCCGTTACACGCCACCATCAAATGAATGCCGTCGTCGGTCATCGACACGGGGCCATCGTTAGCCACCACACCAAGGGTTGTGATGTTGTATTCGATATCGACTTTGTAAAGCGTGTTGCCCGACACAACGTACATATTGTTGTCAAACGTCCACAAGCCCCGCACGGGGCCGGTGCCCACGACAGTAAGCAACCGTAGACCAGGCGCGCGGTTTAAGAACGCCGGTTCCAAGCCGCCCTCGGCAATCACTTCGGGAAACAAATTGACCATACGATTGGCGGCAGCGTTTACGCTGCGCGCCGTATATGCGGATCCGAGGATAGGCGACTTCATTAGTAGTTGCCAGCGAATATGTTGAAGCGTTGGCGCGTTGCAACAATTGAGTAGGGCAACGACATGATGTCGCCTGGGTTGTTGATGCGTTTAAGGTTACGCTTAGACGCCATTGCGATGCGCGACACTTGGGGGCTAGGCTCAACACCAAACTCAGGCGCAAGTTCACACGCCAAGTTGTATTTAAAGGCTCTGAGATAGCCTGGGGGGAAAGCCAAACTTGTTGCCAATTGAGCCGGTTGGTCTAGCGGGTCAACGCTAATGAAATGCCACTCTAGCACCTTGGTCGGCACCGGATAGATGTGCATATCAATGTTGGGGTAATTGGTGTTAATCCACATCACTTGTGGATAAGTAGACGTCACGGTCTTAACCGCAATACCGTCGTACTGTTGCTGATTGATTAGCTTGATGCCAAATGAAATACCGTTGGCGGGGTCGATAAAGTAGGTTGCGTCATCCATCAGAATTGGGCGTCTACCAACAAAATCACCCGTGGGGCCAAGCGTTTGGCTTAACCGCCCAGGCTGCCACAAAAAGACTTGCTCAAGAGTTGTAAAGATAGATAAACGCTCAGTTGACCATGAGTCGATCATTTGATTCAGCGTGGTCAACGCATCGTTAGCAGTCGCCGCCGACGGCTCTTCCGCTTCAGCCAGTTGACCGATTAGGCGCAACGCCCCGTTTATCTGATCCCCTGCTGTAGTTATAGCCATGCTTACTCCGTTTTACGGCGGCGTTTTAATTCATTCACAGGCGCAGCCTCAACTACCGGCGCGTCTAAATTATATACTTCCCACCCGTTTTGAACATCAGCGTCAGCTTCAGATTGCATTGTTGCAACTTTAGTGCCGTGAATCGGGTGCTTGAGGTAAATGTGCATTAAGAATCCTGTTGCGAGGGGCGAGGATCGCCCGCCCCTCTACGCGTTAACCAGCGACGCGGTAAGCGACGTAAGTTGCATCAGCGGTCTTGCGAACACGCCAATTGCTTGACGCGCCAGCAGAAACAGCAGCAGTACCCACCAAAGTCACGCCGGTGTTGGCCGTAACAGTAGCGGCGTTAGTGCCACCGATGTTGATGATGTAAAAGTCAAACGAACTGTTGACTTTCATACTAGAGAAAGCTGCGTCGAGATCAGTGCCCAAAGGCATTGTCAAGGCAACGGCTGCGCCAGTATAAGTGATGATACCGGTTGCCAATTCAGCGGCGGTCAGAGTGGCCGCTGCTGTTTTAGCTACTGGTGCTGATTGAGTGCCGAGGATAACCTCGTTTAGATTGCCGTCGCCGAGTTGATACCCGCCTGCGCCATTTGGAAGTGCCATGATGAAATTCCTTTGAAAAGTTTAGAAGAGGGGGCTTGCGCCCCCCACTCTGTTTAACCCCACATACGCACGGCGGTGACCGGACGGATTGCGTTAAAGCCGTACAAGACGTCCACACGGCAAGGCATACGGTCGTTGTTGATATCGTACTGACGCACGATACGCAACGAAATACCGTTATGCACTTGGCGCGAAGCCATGTCCACACCCTGTGGCAACAACAAGTCAGCGGTAGCCAACGTGATCGCATCTTTGTGATAGATCAAGTTTTGTGGATACGCTGTGTTTGAGCCACCCAAGAATGTCAGCGCGGCGCTGGCTGCGGGGAAAGAATCCACGGTAGCCAAAGCGTTAGACGACGTGTAGATGGCAGGGCTGATTGACAGCGTTGCGGTAGTTGTTGACGAAACAGTTACGTCAGCAGTTACGACAAACTGTTGCAGCGAACCAGTTGACTGACGGGTTTGTGGGTTGACTGCGTACACGTTGGCAATGGTGAACACGTCACCGATCTTGAACGTGGGCGAGCCGCTTGTGAAGCTGATGGCAAGCGATGTTGAGCCTTGAGCCGAAACCGCAGTAGCTACGATCGGGGCTGTTGGTGTGACACCAGTTGTGTGCTGAACAATCGACTGCGACATATTGATCTCGTCTAAGCCCAATACGCCTTCGCCCATCATACCGTTCTTGAACTGACGGCTGATAGTACCAGTTGGGTTAAACAGACCTTTCAAGCCCTCGACCAAACCAGCGTTGGCGGCTGGGTTAACAGTCGCATAACGTGGGTTCATGGGTGTGGCGAACTCGTTCAGTTTTTGCTGTGCTTGGAGCAGAACCAGCGAAGTTGAAGGAGTTGTACCAGGTGTGCCCACCGAGTTGTAAATGCCTTTGTAGGCAGTTGCCACGTCAGCGTCAACGCTTGATGCCAATTGCGACACACGGGGCTTGAGAACACGCTCTGCGAAGTCATCCAATTGCATGGTGAGTTCGGCAGACGTGAAGTTCACGCCGATGTGCTTTTGGCTCGACACAGTCAAAGTTGTGTACTGTTCGTTGTCGTCCTGAACTTGCAGGGCGGCACCGTCAGTTACCAACGCGCGGTCGGGTAAGCGAATACGCAGGGTTGAACCAATTTTTGCGCCTTCAACGGCGAATGAATCGTCGTACTGACGATTGACGTTGCGACTGATCACCAAGTTGTTCTCGAGAATTTCGAGGGATTTACGGGTGATCATGTCAATGGTTAGAATGCTATTTGCCATGATAATTCCTAAAATAAGTTAGCGGAGGGTACGCGCTTCGTGCTTCTTTATCTGTCGCAATCTTTCTGCCTCAATCCACTCGGAAGTAGACATTGACTTGATAGAGCGTGGATCAGTCGTATCGTATGCCGGTGAACCGGATGAACGTGCTGAAACAGGTGAAATAGGCGCTGGTGCGTTGGACGTCTTTTTGACCGGTGGGTTTGCGGCTAACTGAGCCTCAATCTTTCCGATCTCTTTGGCTTGCATGATAGGCGAAAGACGTGAAATCCGTTCCGCTTCTCGGGGGTTTGCACCTAAGTGATAAGCCACTTCGGGGCCATTGTCCGAGGCCTGAATGGTTTGGGCCATCACGGTAGTAATCGGCAGATTCGGGTTGTATGCGACTTGTTCAAAGTCCTCATACTTCGCACGAACTTCCTCTTCCTTGTCGTGATAGGTTTCGAGTATTTCAGCTTGTTGCTTGCGTTGCTCTCGCTCGGCTAGTTTTTGCTCCGCACGTTGTTCTGCCAAGGCTTCGACATAATCTTCGTTTGAGGCAAACTGCTCGGGCGTGACCGGTGCTTGAGGCGCAACAGGTTGAACCGCTCTTTCCCTTTCCCACTTTCGCTGCTCGCGTGCGAGCCGCTTACCGATGGCTGCGTCTAATTCCTCTTGTGAGAAGGTCTTAGGTGCTGCTTCGGGTACTTCCGGCGCAGATACTTCAACAACCGGTTCTGCCGTAACTTCCGGTGCTGGCGCGGGTACTTCCGCTGAACTTACTTCTTCTGACATTTGTAACTCCGAGGAGTCCTGGTGGATCGCACCAGTACGATTAGTATATTACTTAGGTTCTACAGGTGCAACATAATTTGGTTATTCAGCCCAAGGCAAAGGCGCGGGTTGTGGTGTTGGCGCTTTTTGAGCGTCAATTTGCTTTTGCACTTCGGCTTCCCAAGAAGCAATACGACTAGCCCCCGCCGCATCTTTAGTCCATTGAATTGCTTGGGTTTCAGTCACTTGAGCGTAAGGCGTATAGTTGTTTGGATCAGCGGGAAGCAAATTGAGCGAGTACGACACTTGACCTGTTAGCCCGTTTTGCGTGTCGCTGATGGTGAAGTTAATCATTGTCACCATGTCAGGCTTGACATCATTGGTGACCATCATTGAGTTAATTGACCATTTCATTATGCCACCGCCTGTGAACGACCTTGTTCGTATAAATTTGTTCCGTCTGAACGAAATATAAAATAATCTCTTGCACTTGCAGCAGTTGAAAGGGTTGGGGCAGTACCGCCCGTCCATTTGAAAACTGCGTTCCAAGTCAGCGTGTTGCTACCAGCGTTTTGAATGACCGCAAGCGCATAAAATGCACCGTTCTTCAGGTTGGTCGGTGCGCCAAAAGTGCGGTTGGCGGATACAAAAGTGAAGGTGGCAACTTGACCGCCCGCCGTGGTCGTATCCCAAGCAATTGTGGCCGCATCCGTTAACGTAAAGTTAGGTGAAAACCCTGTGCCGGTGACTTGAAGTGCGCCTGTGCCTTTTGGGGTCAGCTTGAGATCAATGTTTGTGTCTGAGCCTTGGGATGACAAACTTGGCGCGCCTGTCGTGGCTGCGGCTGCAAGTTGCAAATAATTAACTGCTGATGCTGTATAGCTTATGGACGCATTAGCAACGCCGTTTACTGCAAAAGAATAGCCCGCTGATTTGGTGTTAAAAAATATACCTAATGTAGCCGCCGTGCCTATTGTTGCAATAGAAGGCCAAACGGTTCCTGCTCCGGCAGTTACTTGCAAATAATTAACACTTGACGCTGTGGGCGAAACAACCAAACCAGCATTAGCAACCGTAGTTCCACCTAACGCAACGACCCCTGTGCCTTGACCTTGCAACACTAACGGTATATTTGTGTCAGTTCCGATAGCTGAAATTAAAGGTGCTGACCCAGTAACCGCGCCCACAATCCGAGCGTAATTTACCGCCGATGTTACGTTGTCCACTTGCAGCGACTGGTTGCCCGACAAACCGCCAAGGCGAGTATTGCCGCTGCTATTGAGCGTAGAAAACGACGCTGTGCCGCCCGTGATAGCCACGGCATCTGCATTCTGCGTTGACATCGTACCCAAACCGCTGATGCTAGTGTTGGGGATTGTCAGACTTGCCGAGGCGGGGTTAGGCCCGTTGCCAAACATATAGCCGATCAAGTTCGATGCGCCCGTGCCGCCATAGGTAGCGTTTAACAAGCCGCCAAGGGTCAGCGTACCGCTAGAAGTGATCGGGCCACCGGTCAGCGTCAACCCTGTTGAGCCGCCCGAGCCGTTGACCGAGGTGACCGTACCTGTGCCGGTTAGATATTGCCAAGTAGGCGTTGTCGTGCCGCTAGAGGTTAGGACTTGGTTAAGAAGACCGACTGTAGTGGGTACAGGTAAGATGCCAGTAGCCGCAGGAACAACAATAGTGTTATCCGCTGCACTATCTGCGGCGTCTAGAATAGTCTTACCGCCGGATAACGCTTCAAATATTGCGCGGCTCATGGCAACCCTTTATTCGTAAATGACAGTTGCAGCAACCGTACCACCAAGCACTACGTTTAGCCCTTGGTTAAAAAATGCCCCGTCTAAAGAGCCAAAAGGGTAAAAGGTAGCCGCAACTGGCGTAAACACGCCGACCATTGTGGTGGCGGTGCCGGTCTGCACGTCATAAATAGTAATTGTAGGCGTGGAAGACGCTGAACTTACAAAGATGCCCCTGAGTTTGCCAGCACCGACTTTGATCTGTTTAGACGCCGTGATGTAGGTGTAATTTGCCATGATATGCCTTACGAAAGGAACTTCAATTTATATAGGGTGGACAGGTAAAGTTCGACAATGCCGTCGATCAAATTCTGTAAAGCGGTGTCTGATTTGTCGCAAACTTCGTAACGACACTTTTCAATTTCATCAAGCTGGTCTTCTAAAAACTCGGTCACGTTGGTTGTCTTTTTAGACGATTGCAACGTGATTGCACCGATCAATCCGTGTCGGCCTTGGTAGGCTTCGGCAAAACCATCCGCCAAATCAATAATGTTTTCGTAAAACTTTTGCAACGCTTTGTGTTTGGAATAGCTGCGTGTGTTTAGATGTACGCTATGCGTAACATCACGCGCCAAGAAAAACATACCTACAAAATCGTTGCACTTCATGTTGGTTGCTCCATCATTGGGGGCGGTTGCATTTGATCCATTGGCGGTTGCATCATGCCTTGCTCGGGTGGTGGTTGCTGCATACCTTGATCCATAGGCGGCTGCATCATCCCCATATCTTCTTGCATTTCGCCTTGCCCGCGCATTGGCATCTCAGAAATCAAATCGCCTGACGTAATCATGCCGTGAACCGTACCCAAGACAATATCTTGAATCTGCTCGGGCGACATAGAGGCTTGCACAGCCGCAATACGCTTGGTTTCAGCATCGAATGCTTTGATTAGGTTAGCGTTTTCTTTAATCTCAATGTCTTTCATTTCGATCGATTTGGACACGTTTTGCAGCATAGTGTGCATCTGTTCCATCTCTTTAGCCATCGCTTGCATCTGCTGCTCGGCGGCTTGGAGTGCTGGGTCTTTGTCACCGTCATCCATTAACTTCGGATCAATGGTCTTGGCAAAGCGTTTAGCCATCTCTTGCGCGCCAGGCCAATCCATGTTCTTGATGAACAAATCGCCCGCGACGGCCCACAATTGTGGGTTGCCTTGCAGTAATTGACCCATAGATTCCAACGCCTCTTGGCGTTTGGTCATGTAGCTTGGGCCGGTCGTGACCATGACGTCGTAAGTGCCGACACCAGGGTTGTAAATCTTGTCAATCTCAATACCGTTTTGGTCAACAATTCGTTTGACCGGCTCGGCTTGATTAGGATCGATTTTGGCTGAATCAGGTTGGCCATCCTCACCCATGATGCGCGCAATGCGTTGGGTGTCGTACAGTTTAGGCACTAAGTTAATGATTTGGCGTGTAATGTGGCGTACCGCACGGGCAAGGTTGTCAACGTAGTGATAAGTGCCTGTGTCGGTCTGACGCTCACGCGCCATGATAGCCTTGCCTGAACGCTCATTGGACGTTGCACCAAGGCTAGAGTCATATTGCCCTGTTGTTGATTTAATATCGTCACTAGCTCCTGCTTTGGCTTGCAGCAAGCCGCTTGATGCCATAGGGGGTTGTGCGCGTTGGGGTAGCGGTAATGTACCGCCCGCACCGTCGGTCACATCAGGATTAACTTCAAGGTAAGGCCAGTTGGTTGTGTTGGCTGTTTTCCATTGCTGCTCATATCCTTCAAACTGACCACCGTAACCAATAAACGGTGCTTTGGGTGCCAACGCCAGCATTTCTGCCTCTTGGCTCACCCAATAGTTGTACATCCGCTGTGCATCCTTGGCATTACGCACAATGCCCGACACATGAATGCGCCCGTCAATCTCAAATTCGTTGCCAACCACGCGCACAACCGGAATCCAATCGCCCGCCCAATCGTTGCTTTCTAACACCTCAAAGCCGTTGATCTTGCAATGCTTGACTTTCTTGACGTCCACAATACGGCTCTTGATTGGCTTCATGCCCATCTGAACCATTTGTTGGTCTTCGGGCGAACCTTTCATGGCACTTACGTTGCCGTAGTAAAGGTTTAATGTAGCTTTCTCATGCTCGACGTAGTAATAATCGGCAATCCGAATGGTGTCTACGCTTAACCACGGGGCGTAGGATTCGTTACCCACGCTTTGCGCTTGCAAGGACGACACGGGTTGTGCATCAGGAAACATACGCTCAAAGTCTTCAAGCATCACGTCTTCGGTCACAAAACACCATTGTGCGTCTGAGCCGCACGGGTCTTGGATTGTCGGATCCATGTAGACTGAGAATGAGTTGCGAATACGCCCAATTTTGATGTTTTGGTCAAACGAATTAGGGCTTTCGTACTCGGTCAGCAGTCGGATATAGCCTTCGCCATACGCCACTTGGTTCTCACAAGCGGTGTCATACGCCACATCTGCGTCAGACATATACTCAATATGACGCACCATGCCGTTGAAAATCTCGGCGACTTCAATGTCAGCCTTGTCGTCAGCGGGGATTACTTTCCCACTTGGTCGATTTTGGCGTTGATCATTGGTGACTTGTCTGACGTGCTGGGGGAGTTTGTTGATGGTAAGGCAGGGGCGGGCGTTGATGGTTTGACCTTGTACCGAACCACGGGTAGCGAGTACATCTGCTGGCCATTGAAAATTATTGTCCGGACTTGCTGCATAAAAGCGTAAGTCATCTAATTCATCTTCCCGAGAATCCGAATAAGCAGCAATTGCCATCGTCATCCGGTGAAGGGCGGTGTTGATAATATCTTTTTCTTTAAGGTCAGCCATTAAAGCGATTCCCTTTACTCATGTTTTCTGCCCCTGTAATGACTTGTAAATTCCAAGGCACATGAAGTCCGGATACGGTGTTGCCACGCAAGGGTACGATATGGTCAACGTGATAATCTAGCCCCGCGCTTCGGAGCGCAGCACAATAATTATAGATGCTTTCCATCTCAAATAAATGCCCTGCGTTTAACCAAGACGGTTGGCGCGCATCTTTAGCGCTGCGGTAATTTGCAGTCCACAAGTTACGATCACCTTTGTTTTTGGTTATGTACTTGCGTGTGTAAGCTGCGCTTTTAACAGGGTTGCTTTGCCGCCAATCTTTATTCAACTCATAATATTTTTGCGGGTTTTTAGCTTTAGACTTTTCAGATGAAATAGCAGAACAAGTAAGGCAAGTTTTATTAACCACCAGTCGTTCATCAACATGACCGTGAACGCAAGGTTTACCAGTAAAGTAGCGGGTTAGCCCTTGGGATTTCGCTTCTTGACGGGTAATTAGTTTGGTCATACCAACCCTATGACATCTTTATCTTTCATTATCACCAAATCTTCATACTTGCGGTCAATTGTACCGCTGTACATGACATGATCACCTACGGCAACCATTAAAGGCCGTTTAGAGTCTTTCTTGCCTGGCCCGACCGCCACCACTACGCCTGTGCGGGTGTCTTCCTCGGGCATAATAATCAGCCCGCTTTGCACAAACGGGTCGGGGCGTACCGCAATATTATCGTTTAGAGGTTGGATCATTTCTTCTTTTCCGCAGCGCGTTTGGTTGCATACGCAATGGCCACGCTTTGCTTAATGGGCTTACCGGCTTTAACTTCAGCTTTCACGTTTGCGCGAAAGGCTTCTTTACTGGCTGACTTTTTCAACGGCATGATTATTGACCGTGAATAATTGCAAAGTTAATAACTACGGCTTCTGCCAAAGGACTTGCGCTAATGTTACGCAGCGTAATCGTAGCTGAACCGGCAGTCATGCTTGACACCCAAGCGTTGTACGCGCCTGACGTGCCGTTGGTGACGTTCAGAATCAGCACGTCTTTAGCCGACAACAAGTTGTTGGTCAGCGTAAAAGTGACGTTGGTGGTTGCAGCCAAGGAGGCGGCGTTTAGCGTAATCTGACCCATCGACTTGTTTAGCGTGACGCCAGTCGATTTGTCAGTCGATTGAGTAACCGCGCCTTGGGCGGCGGTTGAATAGCCAATCTCTTGGCTTGCATAACAGGTTGTGAACTCGGGGTCGGCGTACGCTACACCAACTGATTGTGAATTTGGCATTTCTAGGCTCCCATCCAAGAAGTTTGTAAACTATTAGTTGATTGATTACGGCGCTTTGGTTCTGCGTACTCTCGGTGCGCGACGGGGAATGCAAACGTCACGCATATAGCATCTGCTGCATCAGGCGAGGCTAGGCCCCGCGCTTTCATGTCTTTCTTAGACTCTAAAAAGATCGTACCTTTAGAGTCGGGCTTCATTACTGGTGATATTAAATCAGTTTTAAGTATCCTGTCACTAGGAATCGACGCGGTTTTCAACCAATTTCGCATATCGCCCCACATTTGTGCCCTTAAATTACCATACATTAGCGGATTTTTGGATTTATTTCCAAAATTGACCCCGCGAATCTTGTATCGCTGCTCTTTTAAGCGGTCTACAACGCCGCCGCCCACGCCACCTTCGTCGATCACCACCAACGCGGGCTTATATTCCTCAATACACTCAATTACATGGCCCACAACGGTCATCGTATCGTCGCCTTTAAAGCGTTTAATGCCAATAATGTCGCGCCCTTGGCGTATGGCGATCACGGTCGAGTCTGAGCCAAAGCGCGCAGGGTCAACACCCACGATAATGGGGGCGGACAGGTCTTTGAGCCGTGGTCGACGCATGGCTTCATCAACAATCGATGATGATATAAACTGGTCGTCACCCGCTGACGGGAAGTCACCATATACCTCAACCGCAGCTTGGCTTGAGTCAGCACCATATTCGTCGATGATTTGCTGATAAACGGCTTTATCTGTGCCCTCGACCGTGCGCGCATCCACAATCTTGGTGTTCCAAAAGTCACGCTTGGAGTTGTGGCATTCGTAGAAGTAGCCGGTGTTGCGCCGAGGGTTTGAGAACGCCAACCAAAAGCGGTTAGGCGTGTTCTCGGTAAAGAAGCCAGCGGTGACTGCCCAAATGGCGTCGTCAATACCGGAGGCCTCATCAAAGATCACCATCACGCCGTCGTAGTTGTGAACCCCCGCGTACGCATCAGGGTTCTCGCTTG